CTTCACCGTACGCAGGGCCGAAATTGCACATTTGGGAGCACTAACCATGCCCAAAGGCAGGAAGCCGACGCCTAAAGCCATCCTTAAGATTCGCGGCTCGCGGATTAGGGGGCCGCACAAGTCCGGCATTGACGCACCTCCGGGCGTCCCGCAAGCCCCGGCGTGGATGTGCGAAATTGCACGGGCCGAGTGGGACCGGGTCGCCCCAATGCTTGAAGCTTCCAAGGTCATGAGCCCGCGCCACCAGCAGACGCTCGCAGCCTACTGCGACTCGTTCGCCGACATGGTGACGGCTGACCGCGAGCTCCAGGCCAACGGCACGACCATCATGGACGACAAGGGTAGGGTGAGTAATCACCCGGCATGGCTCCGCAAGCGTGACGCCCGCAACCAGCTGCTTAAGTTCGCGTCTGAGTTCGGATTGACGGCGTCGGCACTTTCGAGGGTCTCGGCAGTTGAGCAAGCGACGGCCACCGACGAAGACGCCGCCATCCTGTTCGGCTGAGTGCACCTGTGCCTCTTGCCGCGCGGTGAAGTTCTTTGAACGGTTCTTCACTCACGCCAAAGGCGACAAGGGCGGCCAGCCGTTTCTGCTTGAGCCGTGGCAGCGCGACTACGTGCGGGCCTTGTTTGCCGAGTGTGACGGCCGGCGGCAGATCCGTACCTCGCTCTTGGCCGTGCCTCGCAAGAACGGCAAGAGCACGCTCTGTGCCGGGCTGGCTCTCAAGCTCTTGATGGAACCCGAGCCAGGCGGCGAGGTGTATTCCTGCGCCGCCTCGCGGGATCAGGCCCGCCTTGTGTTTGACACGGCACGCATTGCGGTCGAGCAGTCGCCTGTCTTGTCGCAGCACCTGAAGGTCTACCGCTCGGCCATCGTCTGCGAGAAGACGCACGCTACATACAAAGCCTTGAGCGCGGAGGCCGGGATTCAGCACGGGCTCAACCCGAGTGGGGTCATTTTTGACGAGCTACACGCTCAGCCCAACCGCGACTTGGTGGACGTGATGGCCACGAGCATGGGGGCCAGGTCGCAGCCGCTCATGGTCTACATCACCACGGCAGGCTACGACCGGAAAAGCATCTGCTGGGAAATCTGGAAGTACGCCGAGAGCGTGGCGGCTGGGGCCGTGAAAGACGAGCGGTTTCTGTCGGCCATCTACGCCGCGGGGACGAAGGCGGATTGGAAGGACGAGGCGACGTGGACCGCCGCCAATCCCAATCTGGGCGTGAGCGTTAAGCTTGATTTCCTGCGGAGCGAGTGTGCCCGTGCCGTGGAAATGCCGGCGTATGAAAACACGTTCCGGCAGCTGTATCTCAACCAGTGGACTGAGCAAGACACCCGCTGGCTACGCATGGAGCACTGGGCACAGGGCAACGCGCCCTGCCCGGTGCCGCTTGAGGGCCGGAAGTGCTGGGCCGGCCTGGACTTGGCCACGACGTTTGACACCACGGCGTTGGTGCTGCTGTTCCCGCTGGACGATGGCACCTTCTGGGTCGAGCCGCACTTCTGGATTCCCGAAGAGAACGCCCACCAGCGTGAGCGGCGGGACAAAGTCCCGTACCTCACATGGCATCGACAGGGCCACCTGCACATGACCGAGGGCAACGTCACTGACTTCGACAAAGTGCGGGCCGACATCAACGACCTGGCGAAGAGGTACCAAATCCGGGGCGTGGGTCTGGACCCGTGGAACTCGGCGCAGCTTGGGCTGCAACTGCAAGGGGATGGCCTGCAGATGGAACAATACCGGCAAGGTTACGGCTCGCTCTCGGCCCCGTCCAAGCAGTTTGAGAACTGGGTCGTGAGCGGGAAGGTTTTGCACGGCGGCCATCCGGTGCTGGCGTGGCAGGCCGGCAACGTGGCGATTCAGACCGACAGCGCGGCAGGAAACATTAAGCCCAGCAAGGCGCGCAGCACGGAGCGCATCGACGGCATCGTTTCGCTCGTCATGGCGATTGGCTTGTGGCAGAAGGCCACCGCACCTGCCCCAGAACCTGACTGGAACATCACGATCATATGAGCAACTTAACCGACTACCGGATGCACGAGCTGCGTCATTGGGACTACGACGGCCACATGAGCAACCGGACGCCGTCTGGCATCCGGGTAAACGCCGACAACAGCATGGCGTGCTCGGCCTACACGGCCTGCATCCGAGTTATCAGTGACGCCGTAAGCTCGCTGCCGCTGCACCTGTTTGAGCGGCTGGCCAACGGTGGCAAGCGTAAGGTTACAGAGAACCCGCTGTACCGTCTGCTGCACACGCAGCCAAACCCGTGGCAGACGGCCCAAGAGTTTCGGGATTGGATGACCGGGCTCTACCTCCACTACGGGGCCAGCTACGCCGAGATCCGCGGCGGCGACCGTGGCCCGGTGTCTGAGCTGTGGCCGCTGCACAGTTCTCGCATGGAAGTTGAGCGGCTAGAGAACGGGCAGCTGCGTTACAAGTACCGCGAGCCTGACAGCAACAGGGTAACGATCTACCAGCAGGACCAAATCTTCGCCCTGCGGTTCACGACCGAAGACGGGTTCACGCCCGTGCCGACGTACAAGACGTTTGCCAATGCTATCGGCCTAGCCCAGGCCCTCGAGGCGCACGGGTCCACGTACTTCGGCAACGGGGCCCGGCCGGGCATCGTGCTGGAGTCGGACAACCCGATCCCGATTGAGGCGGCCGAGCGGCTGCGTGAGTCTTGGGAGCGGATGCACAGAGGCAGTGACCGGGCTCATAGAACGGCAGTCCTCCCCAACGGCGTCCGTGCCAAGGAACTCAGCGGAAGCAACGAGGCGGCCCAGTTCTTGGAGACGCGGCAGTATCAGGTCATCGAGATCTGCCGGGCGTTCCGTGTGCCGCCGCACATGATCCAAGACCTGACCCGCTCAACGTACAGCAACATTGAGGTGCAGGGCACAGAGTTTGTCCAGCACTGCCTGCTGCCGCATCTCAAGCGGTGGGAATCGGCCATCGCTCGGGATCTCATTGAGGACGACGAGCGGTATTTTGCGGAGCACAGCGTATCGGGCCTGCTGCGTGGCGACCATGCCAGCCGCTCGGCCTACTACGTCTCGGCGCTGACGAACGGGTGGATGACCGTGAACGAGGTGCGAGAACTGGAGAACCTTAACCCGATTGGGCCTGCGGGCGACCAGCACTTCGTGCCGCTGAACATGACCACGCTCAAGCAGGCTGCGGCCGAGCCTGAGCCAGCACCGGCCCAAGAGCCACCGATGCCGGAGGAGCCAACTCTGCCGCAGCCGCCGGCCGTTGAGCCAAACGACACGCCCGACCAGGAGGAGCCAGCTGATGGATCTTGAGAGACGATGCCTAAACTTTGACGAGGTGCCCGAGGCCGAGCTGATCATTGAAAAGCGGTCCGATGGCCAGGAAGTCATTACCGGCTACGCGGCCGTCTACAACCAGTTCAGCTTGCCGCTCAGGGAAGGTGGCTCGGCCTTCCGTGAAATCATCCGGCCCGGTGCGTTCGACAAGATCCTGGCCCGCCAGCGCGGCAAGCAGGACGTGGTGGCGCTGCTCAACCACGATTCCAACCTGATTCTCGGCCGCACGTCCTCAGGCACGCTCGAGCTGTCGAGCGACGAGAAGGGCCTGCGGTACACGGTGACGCCGCCCGATACACAGGTGGGCCGGGACACTCTCAGCCTTATCCGCCGTCGGGATTTGCGGGGCAGCTCGTTCGCGTTCGCCGTGGACGAAAGCAAAGGTGCCAGCTGGTCCCGAGACGAGCAGGGCACCATCCGTGAAATCCGAGAGGTAAGCCTCTTGGCCGACGTGTCGGTCGTGCTGACCCCGGCCTATCCGGCCAGCAGCGTGGCCGTGGCTCAGCGGTCGTACGAGGCGTGGCTTGCCAGCCAAGAGACAACGGAGGACATGGCGGCCCCGTTTGCCGAGCGTTCGGCCCTGCGCGGCGTCGCGCAGGCGTGGGCCGCCCTCCTGCGACTCAAGAACGTATGAGCGAACAGCCACGGTGCACGTGCGGCGAGCGACTCCGCACCCGGTCCAGCCGCCCCGTTGGGGACGAGCGGCAGCGCTACATGCGCTGCCCACGCTGCGGTGCTCGTGCGGTGGCGTTTGTGAAAACAACACATTCCGAAGTGCGTTACTGCAAGGCACCCCAGCCTCGCCCGTAGCGTGAACCCCAGACGGCAATAACGCCGCTGGAGAAAACGCACATGGAACGGCTGCAGGAACTTCTGGCTGAAGCGGAGCGGCTGGCGCGCGAGATTGAGGCGCTGCTGGCGGAGTCGCAGGGCGAGGTTGAGGCTGAGGGCAACGGCGAAGAAGCTACGCCGCTCGAGGCTGAGGCGCAGGCGTCGCGGCAGCGGAAGCTGACGAAGCTGGTTGCCCGTTCCAAGAAGGTGGCTCAGGAGATTGAGTCGGCCAAGGCGGCGATGGAGTCGGCCAACAGCCTGCGGGCGGTTGCTGACCGCTGCAAGCCGGCCCCCGAGGTCGTGCGTGGCGAGGCTCCCCGGATCGAGCCCGTGTCGTACCGTGGCCGCCTGAAGGCGTTCCCCAACACGGAAGAGGGCCGGCGTGACGCCTTCGCGTTCGGCAAGTGGCTCGCTGGCTACGTGCACGGCGACGCGGACGCCAAACGGTGGTGCCAGGACCACGGCGTTGAGTCGCGGGCCTTGGGCGAGGCGACCAACTCGGCTGGCGGCGTGTTCGTGCCGGAGATCGCCAGCGGTCAGGTCGTCCGCCTGGTCGAAGAGCTCTCGGTGTGGCCTGCGGCCATGCAGAACGTCTCGATGCCCAGCGACACCGTCACCGCGGTGAAGCGGTTGTCAGGCGTGACGGCGTCGTGGACCAGCGAGAACGCCGAGATTGCGGCCAGCGATCCCTCGGCCACCGACATCCGGCTGGTGGCCAAGAAGCTCACGGTGTCCACCCGTGTCAGCAACGAGCTGCTTGCCGATGCGGCCGCGGTTGGTGACTGGGTGATTGCCGAGTTTGCCACGGCCATCAGCGAGAAGCTGGACCAGGCGGCCGTTAACGGTGACGGCACCAACAGCTTCGGTGGAATCCACGGCATCGCCCCGAAGATCCTGACCAACGCCGGTTCGGTGCACACGGCCGACACGGACAACGACACCTTTGAGGAGCTTGAGGTGGCCGACTTCCTTGGCTGCGTCGCCAAGCTGCCCACCTACGTCACCAACCCGCGGTGGTACATCTCGTCCTACGGGTTCGCTCAGTCGATGCAGCGGCTCGACCTGACGGCTGGCGGCCGGGTGTCCTTCGAGAGCGGCACCGGGTTCCAGTTCCTCGGCTACCCCGTCACGATTTCGAACGTGATGGTGAAGTCCGGCGACCAGAGCGGCAAGGTCATGGCTCTCCTCGGAGACGCCAGCCTGGCCGGCATGTACGGCATCCGGTCGGCCTTTGGCACCAAGATCAGCACTGAGCGCTACGTCGAGTACGACCAGACGCTTTACCTCGGCCTGGCTCGTGCGGAGATGGTGTGGCACTCGCTCGGATCGGCCACCGAGGCCGGCCCGCTGGTCGCCCTCAAGGGTCATTGATCAATAAGCCTTCCCGGAGAACCTGACGAATGAACCGCCTCGAGAGCACCAAGACGGTTGCCAGCCTTGGCACTGCTGACACGGCGACCAACGCCACCTTTACCCACAGCATCGACACGCTGGGCTACGACTACGCCAGCATCGACGTTGTGATGGAGGCGAGCACCGCCACCACGGCTGCCGTGGCCCTGGCCCTCAAGCTTGGGCAGAGTGACACCAACAGCGCCTTTGCCGACATTACCGCCTTCGTGGGCGGCGGCTCGGGCGGCTTCACGATCCCCACCACGTCGCTGACCGGCGCGAGCAACATAGTCCGGTTCAACCTCGACATGCGGGGCAAGCGGCGTTACCTGCAGGTCTCGGCCACCCCGGTGGCGGCCAGCGTGGTTTGCTCGGTTGCCCGGCTGGGCAAGGGTGACGTTGGCCCGGTCTCGGCCGCTGAGGTTGGCGTGGCGGCTGTGGTCAGCGGCTGACGCTTGACACCACCCCGAAAGTGAACGGCTGGCAGGGCAGACGCCTTGCCAGCCGTTTCGCTTTGGGAGCATCCATGAAAATCACGGTCGGGCAGTCAGAAATTGACGTTCGCGTGGAGGCGTGCCTCAGCATGCCACGATTGGCTTTTACGGCCAACACGTTCGCCTGGGTGCAGGCCCTCATGCCGCTTGGCATTCGCCCCACAATGGGCGTGGGCGTCTTCTGGGACCAAGTCCACACCCGAGTGTGGGAGCAGTTCATCGACAAATGCGAATACCTGCTGCTTATCGACTACGACTCGTTCTTCTCGCAGGCCGACATCGAGCACCTCTTTGCCCTGGCCCTAACGTTCCAGTGCGACGCTCTGGCTCCGCTGCAAACCAAGCGTGAAGACGGCCGGCCGATGCTCACGCTCAAGGGCTGCCTCGACAATCTGCCGGACGGCGGTTCCACGGCGGTGCCCAAGGACTGGTTTGCCGCGCCGGTGCAGGAGGTGGACACGGCCCACTTTGGCTGCACCATCCTGAGCACGGCGGCGCTGAAGCGTTGCAAGAAGCCGTGGTTCTGGAGCAAGCCCGACCCGAGCGGCTCGTGGGGTGACGGCCGACGCGACCCTGACATTTTCTTCTGGGCCAACTGGCGAGAGAGCGGCAACAAGATCTTCGTGACGCCACGGGTCACGATTGGCCACGGTGAATATATGGTGACGTGGCCCGGCCGGGATCTGCAGAAGCCCGTGTTTCAGTGGACGAGCGATTACACCAAGAACCCGCAGCCGCCTGAGTCTGCATGGAGGGCCCCGCAATGAAGAAAATCAGACTGGTGCGGCCGTTCCGCTCGTACGTCAAAGGCACTGTGCTGGACGTGCCAGGCGGTCAGGCAAGCGAGATGATTCGCCACGGGTACGCCGTCGAGGAGACGCAGCAGCAGCTGCTCGAGACGGCCGCCGCCGAGCCTGAGCTGAGAACCGCCGACGCCACGCCGAAGAAGCGGAGCCGCAAGCAGTGAAGTACCGCAGCCTTGTCCGTGCGACTGAGCCGGCCGTCGAGCCCGTGACGCTTGCCGAGGCCAAGGCTCACCTGCGGGTGGACGTGTCCGATGACGACACGCTTATCGCAGCCATCATCAAGGCGGCCCGCGAGTTCTGCGAGGAGTATCTTGATCGGACGCTGGTGCACACGCAGTGGACCATGCGTGCCGACCGCTTCCCGTGGGAGTTTGAGCTGCCCCGGCCGCCGATGGCCCAGGCTGGCACGACCACGGCCACGGTGGTGACGTACACGCTGGAGACGCAGCAGACGGCCACGCTGAGCACGAGC